GAACGCGGACTTGACCGCTATTACGGATTACTGGAACTGGGTGAACAGTACGGAGTATTCCAGCGCAAGGGGAATCGCATCGTTGTTGGGGAATCTTCCGTTTATCCTTCTGTTATACTTGCTGATCCCGAAAAATACTTCACGCCCGAAGTGATGCAAGCACTGGATGAATCTGCCCGCAAAGAATACGGTTATGGATCTTAAAGACTTTATCCAAGTCTACGACTACACACTTACAGAAGATCTCTGTAAGAATGTTATTCGACTCTTCCAAGGTCAAATCTTGGAAGAGTTTGATAATGGTGGTAGACCAAAGTTCAAACAATTTAATATCACACAGTATCTGGACAGTCACGAAGATTTGTCCGAGCATCCTGCAAATGATTGGGGTCTTATCCAGAATGCATTGATTGATTCTGGTTCTCAATATGTCCAGAAATATATGGACGATGTTAAATGTAGACAGAATTTCCCTAAACGTTCTGCATTAGAACAGTTCCGAGTCAAGAAGTATGAGGCAGGAACAGATGACAGATTTGACACTCACGTTGATGTGGGTGATCACGAAACTGCCCGTCGATTCCTCTCAGTCTTCTGGTACCTGAACGATGTCGAAGAAGGTGGTGAAACAGTTTTCTTCGATGACTTTACAGTCAAACCCAAAGCTGGTAGGATGGTAATCTTCCCGCCCCTGTGGTTATATCCGCATAGCGGGAAACCTGCCATCTCCAACGACAAGTATCTCCTCAGCACGTACACTCACTATGTCTAACTCTGTTGAATCCCTTCTAGTATCGTCGATGCTTTTTGATGAGGGGTTCACACGCAGAGTTCTTCCTCATATCAAGTCTGAGTTCTTTGAGGACTATTCCAACAAAGTAATCTACGAGCAACTCTCAGAATACTTTATTGAGTACGATGCACTTCCAACCAAGGAAGCACTGTGTATTGAACTTGAAGGTCGGAAAGACTTGACTGGGGATGTGTATGCACACACTGCTAAGATTGTGGAAGAGTCCTCTGAGGAACCACACGATCTTAAGTGGTTGTGTGACACTGCTGAGAAGTGGTGTCGTGATCGTGCTATCTACAATGCTCTCCTTGAATCTATTCAGATCGCTGAGGGTAACGATGATATGCGAGGACGTGATGCTATTCCATCTATCCTTTCTGACGCACTTGCTGTCAGTTTTGATAACTCGGTTGGACACGATTACATCTTCGATGCTGATGCTCGCTTTGAGTATTACCATCGTGATGAAGAACGGATCCCATTCGACCTCAGTATGCTGAACAAGGTCACTAAGGGTGGTATCTGTAAGAAGACTCTCAACGTTGCCCTGGCAGGTACAGGTGTTGGTAAGAGTCTCTTTATGTGTCACTGTGCAGCATCACACCTGATGGCAGGATACAATGTCCTCTACATCACGATGGAGATGGCAGAGGAAAAGATTGCAGAACGCATCGACGCTAATCTTTTGAACGTTGGTGTGCAGCAACTGGAAACATTGCCCAAGGTAATGTTCGATAACAAGATCCATAAACTGTCTCTTAAGACGCAAGGTCGTCTGGTTATCAAGGAGTACCCCACTGCGTCTGCTCACAAGGGACACTTCAAGGCACTCCTTCAGGAATTGGCAGTCAAGAAGTCCTTTGTACCAGATGTCATCTACATTGACTATCTGAACATCTGTGCATCCTCACGTTACAAAGGCGCTATCGTAAACTCGTACACCTATGTTAAAGCAATCGCTGAAGAACTCCGTGGTCTTGCTGGTGAGTGCGACGTGCCTATCGTTACCGCTACTCAGACTACTCGGAGTGGGTATGGTAACAGCGACGTTGAACTAACTGACACCTCAGAATCCTTCGGTCTTCCTGCTACTGCAGACTTTATGTTTGCTTTGATCAGTTCGGAAGATCTGGAAGCATCGGGTCAGATTATGATCAAACAACTTAAGAATAGATACAATGACCCCACAATGCATAAGAGATTCGTTGTGGGTATTGACAGGGCAAAGATGCGCCTGTATGATTGTGACGAGCAACCGCAAGTCGTGGATGCTGGTCAACCCGAAGGACCTGTTGAGGTTCTCGAAAACAAACTGTTCACTGACTGGAAGGTTTAATTATGTCGATTGATGCAATGCCTCAGGACTTTAAGGGTTTCAACACACCCTCGTCCAAAAAGGTAGTAGATGATGCTAAAAAGCGTCAGCAAGAAAAAATGGAGGTTGATCTCGATAAATATATTGAGTTCGTTGATGTCGTAACAAGCGACCCTTCTAAAGATTTTGACGCTCTGATGGAGCGTTACCAAGAACTTCACAAGGCAGGTTGCAAGATCGAACGCCTTGACACCGCTGCTTCTGGTCTCGTGGCAGAGAGTGGTGAGTTTATGGAACTGGTGAAGAAAATCAAATTCCAAGGTAAGCCTTACAACGAAGACGTTCGTGATCATCTGATGACCGAACTGGGAGACATCCTTTGGTATGCTGCCCAAGCGTGTATGGCACTTAATCTTCGTTTTGAAGAAGTGATCTTCCGCAACACTGTCAAACTTGCCACACGATATCCCGAGGGTGAGTTCACAGTGGTACGCTCTGAGGAGCGAGCAGAAGGCGACCGCTAACCTCTACAACTTAAAACAATGCCAGAAGACTATCATCAAGAAGTGCAGCAAATGATTGATGCTGCTATGGCAAAACATAATCGTACTGCTTCAATGATCAGTATGATTCTAGGGTTCACTGTGCTAGCACTATTTGTTGATGGTCTTCTTAGAATGATGGGAATCATCCCACCATTCTTAGGCATTGATGTCGATGTTATAGATAAAATTGCAGAGCAAGTAAAAAATTCGTTATGACTGTTTATGTTGGTAGCGGTCAACCAGTATTTGAATTCATTCTTCCGCAGGAATGCATTACTGAAGCAGATACTACAATTGATAACTGGATTCTAGAGGGGAAGGAGCAACCTATCTCCTCTAATATAGTAGGTACCCAAACTGATACTGAGTTGCCTCTTCCTCTCTGCCAACGTTTTGCAGCAGACTGTTGCAAGATGATTGCTAACTTGGTCTACAATACAGGAGGTAGAATTTATGGTGGACTTAGCAATGGTAGCAATGATCTAGAATTTGATGTACGTAACTGCTGGGGTGCAGATTATTCACCAGGTGACTATGTGAAACCACACAGTCACTACCCAGCAGATTTTGCTGCAGTGGGATATATTCGTCTCGATGATGGAGCAGCACCAATTATCTTTGATCGAAACTCTCCATACTTTCCGAGCGAAGGACAGATGCTTATCTTTGATGCTAAGGTGATTCACGAGGTACCAAGGACAAACTTCCATCGCAGATGCTTCGCTATGAACTTATACAAGCGCCCAGGCACCTTCTAAATAGTAGGTAAACCACCATCGATTAATGGCACAGGGTAGAGGCGTACAATTAGAGTGGGCGATTGTCTTCGAGTCTTTGATACGAGCTGGTGTATCGATCACAGAAATTCAAAAGAGAGCGACCAAGCATCCGAATCTAAAATCGTATGATGGTGTGGTTGGCACTCAGGCAAAGCAATGTGTAGATCTGGTTGAAAAATCTGATCCTAGTTTGTTAGCAGGTGCATATCATAGTGATGAACTGGGGATTGAAGGTGACCCAGAACCAAAGACTGATGTTGTCTTTCAAAAGAATGGTAGGAACGTTGTAAGATGTTCGGTCAAGATGAAAGGACCCATTCAGTTATCGAGTGCTGAGGGACCTAGTACAGCAAGAGCAATGGCAGCAACTGCTGCTATGTGTCCTGGTCAGAGAGGACCTAAGTTGTCAAGTTTGATTGAAGATATTTCCAAGACTCCAACTAAACTTTTGACGCAAAGAAATCTTGCCAAAGCAACTCAGAGAAAACCAAACATTGTAAAAGATTTGGTTGACTCTAGCGGTAACATTAAGGCAGATAAAAATTATAAAGTGTGGTTGGAAAGAAATAAACCACAACTGATTGCAGATTTATTTGAATATCTTGAGAGTGATCCTCACTTCTTATACTGTCTGATTGAAGAGACATTGACGGGTAAGAATTATTTCAAGGCTAATAAGAATGCTATAGCGACACATATGTTGTCACCATCAGTCTTTGGACCTATCGATGATGCATATATTAAGAAGATGGTTGGTAAAACCAAGATCGACATCCGTGCCAAGTCAAGGGACGGTATATCAAGTGTCGCCTTCCGCTTTGACGTACGTGCTTGAGGGGGTATAATACTGGTATGGCAAAGCAAAACACACACCTAGAGCACTTAGAGGATGACATCCTGAACCAGGGATCTGCAGGAGGCAAGAATGCCATCGCATTCCTGAAGGAACTTGGCAAAATGCTGACAGAACCCACCTCCAACGTTCGCATCACAACCAAATGGGATGGAGCACCTGCTGTCATCTTCGGTAAAGATCCTGTGTCGGGTCAATTTTTCGTGGGTACCAAAGGAGTCTTCGCAAAACTTCCTAAGACTTGCTTCAGTGATGCAGATGTTGATGCATATTACAGTGGTGACCTTGCTAAGAAACTCAAGACCTGTTTGAAGTTATTGCCCAAACTGGGTGTCAATAATGTAGTGCAGGGTGACCTACTATTTACTGATGACAAACAGGCACGTACTATTAAAGGTAAGAAAGTAATCTCCTTTCAACCCAACACTATCACTTATGCTGTTCCTGCTGGTACCCCTCTGGGAGACAAGGTAGCAAAAGCAAAACTTGGTATTGTTCTTCACACTCAGTACAGTGGTGGTCCTCGTCTTCTTGATATGACACCTTCTTTCGGTGTTGATGTTTCCAAGATGCAAAACATCCCTGGTGTGATGGTATTCTCCTCATCCTTCCAAGATGCTAGTGGCGCATCTAAATTTTCTGATGCACAACGTATTCAATATGATGCTGCTGTTCGCAAAGCAGAAGGTTCATTGAAGCAAGCGTCTGTTTTCCTTGACATCCTCAAGCAGACTGGAGATGGTAAGTTCCTTTTGTCCGCTATGTTTAAGGTGTACTTTAACTCTTTCATTCGTCGCGGTCTAACATTCTCTAGTGCTGCAGCAGTCGCTAAAGGATTTGAAAAGTTCTACAGCGATGCACTTGACAAGGAAATTGCCACCAAGAAGCAGGCAAGTACCAAAGCAAAGTATGAAAAGATCAAAGCAGATGGTGTGCGTTTCATCCGTTCTCAGTACCGCGCTATCTATATGACTGTTGCTTCCTATATGAATTTGATTGCTGCTAAGACTCTAGTCATCCGTCAACTGGAAAAGGTCAAGTCGATTGGTACCTATATAAAGACGGATAGCGGTTATCGGGTCACTGCACCTGAAGGATTTGTCGCAATCACCTCTGGTTCTACTCTCAAATTAGTTGACCGCTTGGAGTTCTCCCGCGCCAACTTCACAGTAGAGAAGAACTGGGGTTAATAAATATAAAAGGGAAACAACGAATAACAAGATGAGATTCGCTAGTTTTATTACTGAAGCACGTACAGTCGCTGGAGAAGCGGCAGCAAAGCGTGGTTTGCAACACGTCGGTCACGGTTACTACGCTGATCGTACTGGTCAAATTGTTGCAAAATCTGAGGGTGGTCAGCGCCTAGTAGCGGTCAGTCCAGAAGAAGCAGCGCAGGCACAAGCAAGTGCCGAGAATGGTGCTGCTGAGGATGAGGGTAACGCAAGTGTCGAAGACCTTGGTGCCATTGCCATCACATTCGGTCGTTTCAATCCCCCCACAATCGGTCACGAGAAACTGCTTGATACAGTTGCGTCGATGTCTGAAGGTGGTGACTATAGAATCTATCCTTCTCGTTCGGTGGATCCTAAGAAGAACCCTCTTGAACCCAAGGAAAAGATTAGTTATATGAAACAGATGTATCCTTCCCATAAGGATAACATCGTAAATGAATCTGACAAGGGGAACATTTTTAATGTCTTATCAGCAATCAATGAAGAGGGATACTCTTCTGTTACTATGGTTGTCGGTTCTGATCGCGTTGCTGAGTTCAGCAATCTTCTTAACAAGTATAATGGCACAGCATACAACTTTGAAGAACTCAAAGTTGAATCTGCAGGAGAAAGGGATCCTGATGCCGAAGGGGTAGAAGGTATGTCCGCATCTAAGATGCGTGCATTTGCTGCTGAAGGCAACCTCGCTGAGTTTGCTAAAGGTATTCCTGGTGGTAACGAACAACTGGCAAGCAACCTGATGAATGCTGTTCGTAAGGGGATGGGTATCGTTGACCAAGAACAGCAAGTAGAAGAAATGTGGAGCATTGCTCCCAAACTTGACCAGCAAGGTCTTCGTGAAGCATATGTTGCTAAGGAAGTATTCACTCTGGGATCACTTGTAGAGCACCTTGACACTGGTGTTCGTGGTGAGATTGTGTACAGAGGAACTAACTATGCAATCTTTGAAGATGAGAACGGATGGAGATTCCGTTGCTGGTTGCAGCACCTCAATGAGGTAGCAGAGAAGCATCATTCTGCAGACGATGGATCTGGTAACACTTGGAAGGTTGGTACTGATACCTATCGTCAAGCAGTACAGGATATGACTCCTGGGCAGTCGGTGAAAAAGTTCAGCGACTTCCGTAAGTCTAAATAGTATTATCAAAAAGAAGCCTAGAGATGGACCCCATTTACGCCGCGAAACTACTTAAGTATTCTCCTGCAGATGTACAGTCTGTGACATACGTTGTTGAGTATGCATCACATAACTGTGAAGATGTGAAGGAGATTCACGAATATATTGAGTCTAAACTGAAGACTGACAGACTCATCGAGATTGCCGACATCATTCTTGAGAACAAGAATATGGCAACTATCAAGGCGAAACCTAGTGCTGCTTCTGGAAAGATTGATAGCGTTAAAGAAAAGCAAACTACTGAGGGACCTGTAACAGCAACCCAACGTTCCATCAGTACAAAAGCATCTGACGCTTCCCCTAAGACCGAAGAGGTCATTAAAGAAGAAGAGGCAGACCGCCTGAGAGACCGTCGTATGGAAAGAGGCGGTGTTGGTGGAAATCAGCGTTACGGATCTAGTGCTTCCTCTAACAAAGGAGCAAAGAAGTATGACCCTGCAGCAACTCGTGCAGCGCAGAAGAAGGCAGTTGATATGGTTCGGGCGCAAATTACGGCTCAGTACGGTAAGGGTGCGCTCAAGAATTCATTCGTTCCAGAGACGGATGGAGAGAACCTTGAGGAGACAACTAGCGTAGACGAAGCATACAAGGAAATCGATAAGAAAAAAGAGAACGCAATGTATCGTCGTGCTGGTAACCTGGCACGTACTTCTCTGTCCTCCAAGGGTAAGAAGAAGGAAGATGCACAGAACAAGTCCGCAAGAATTGTTTCTGCTATTGCCCGTCAGAAAGAGAATGAGCGTTTCGCTAAGATGGGTGACGAGAAAGCACGTAGTAATTACAAAGAAGAAGTTGAGAATGTAGAGGAAGTCTACAAGGGTAAGCACGGTCAGTCCGACAAAGAGTATGCTGACTCACGCTCGCAGGGTGGTAAGATGGTGTCTGGTGACTCCAAGCAATCGGGTGCTGAATACACACACGGTCGCAGAGTCAAGGCAGCAAACCCTGGTATGCAACCTGACGTAGGTGGCAAGACCAAACCCAAGTCCCAAGGTAAGATGGACAAAGGCACTCGTGCTGACCTCCAGTATCGCAAGGCAAACCTCAAGAAAGAATCTGTGTTTGCTGGGAACTATGAAGGTCCTCTCTATGCACCTCACCCTGATCTGGTAGACGAAGGTCTGAAGAATGCTCGCAAGAACATCGGTATGGATCCCAACAAACCCTCCTGCTGGGATGGTTATGTTGCTAAGGGTACCAAGATGAAGGGTGGTAAGGAAGTTCCTAACTGCGTCAAGGAATCTGAAGAGTGGATCTGGGATCTGGTTGATGAACTCAACGAAGAGTTTGATAACCTGACTGATCTCGATCTGCAAGACCTGATCATCGAAGCACTGGTTGATCTGGAACTTGAGGGTGACATTCAAGATTTGAATGAAACTCTTGAGATGTTTGAGGGTTATGAACTGCTGACCGAGGATTACTATGCAGATGCTGCAGCAAAATCTAAGGCAAACTCCAAGACTCCTGCTGCTAAAGCAGGTCGTCGTGCACTTCGCGTACAGAAAGTCAAGAAGGCAGCATCTGCTGTTGGTTCTGCTCTGAAGAGTGGTGCATCTAAGGCAGGTGAAGCAGCAAAGTCTGCAGCATCTAAGGCAGGTGAGGCAGCAAAGTCTGCAGCACCTAAGGTCAAAGCAGCAGTCAAGACTGGTGCTAAGAAAGCAATCGGTGCTGCAGGTAAGGCAGCAGGTCACGCTGTTGGTTCTTACCAAGCAGCACGTATCAAGGCAAAGCGTGAGGCACTGAGCAAGTCGAAGTCTTCTGGTGGTGATTCCAAACCCGCTGCAAAGTCTGGTGGTTCTGATAAGGACGCTGAAACTCGTAAGAAGGGTGAGGCACTGCTTGATAAGATTCGTTCTTCGGGTGGTAAGAGCAGCAGTTCTTCCTCCTCTAGCACAACCTCCTCTGGTGCTTCCTATTCTGGTGGTTCCAGCAGCGGTGGTGGTTCTTCCTCCTCCTCTTCCTCTGGTGGTTCTTCCTCCAGC